CCGTGGCTTTTAAGTTGTCCATTGTGACAAATGTGCCAGCATTAACTATTCCACTCACACGATTGTTCAACAGTGTGCCTACACCGTCGGCGGCCTGGGTCAAATCAATGTAAGCACCGCGAGCTGTACCACCACCTTCAAAGAACCTGATTAGATCAACATACTGGTCGAGTACAACAGTGTTGCCCCCCAGTGTGCTGTTGGCTGCTTGAGTAAAAGCAATTTCGCCGCCTTCGTTACCGTTAGGGCCCGTTGGCAATGTTAGTGAACCGCTATTATCAAATGTCCAACTATAACTACCTGCAACTAAGGTCACATTAGGACTTGTACCAGTAACATTACCTGTGATAGAAATGTTACCACTAAAGTTATTGGCTGTCACATTGCCATTTACTACTACTCCTGTACCATTGGCACTAATGTATGCACCAGTATTAAATGTAATTTGACCACTGTTTGCTGTGAAAACAAGGTTCCCTGCTGTTCTTAAATTACCGCCAGTAATATTTCCTGTAACACTTGCTAAACCAGTAGTTATTAAATTGCCTCCTGTAATATTACCAGTTGTAACTATCGTATTAGTTCCAAATGCAGATAATAAAGAGGCTACATTACTGTCTCCATAGTTACCGACACCTCCGCCTAATCCAGTCAGAATACTTTGTCCATTTGCATAGTTAATACTTGATACATTTGACGGCAAGGCTAAATTGCCATTGTCGTTAAAGGTCCATGTTTGTGATGTTCCTCCAGTATTGGCTCTAATACTAACATATGTATTAGCGTATAACTCAGCAGACACCGCCCCCATAAACAATGCAGTAGAATCATCATTAGTAGTTGTTAGATATGCGCTGTTAGAACCGTAAGTAGTAAAGTCTAGTTTAGAATTTCCTAATCCAATAAATGTGTTAGCAGTAATATTACCTGGAGTATTTAAGTTTCCTGTCGTATCAAATGTCCATTGCGCTGAACTGCCTGCACCATCATTTGCATTTATTATAATGTTACCACTGTTTGATAATTTAAGATATAAATCATCGTTACCTAGGAATAGTTCAGTGCTATAAAGATTACCAGATGTTAAGTGTAGGTGATTATAATCAACACCACCAGTTGGATAAATTAATAATCTTTGGTTATCATTAATAAATCCATCTGGCTTTATAACTACAGCCGAACCAGGAAAGCCTCCAGGAACAGTTTCTTCAGTAATCACACCGCTTTGCGGTAATGTGACATTACCGTCAACTCCGAATTGCCATAATGCAGAATTAATTAAATTATTAGCACTAAGAGAAATATTCCCAGTGTTAGTCAATTTTACATATAAATCGTCATTACCCAAATAAAGTTCAGTATTGTATAGGTTGCCGCTAGTTAGGTGTAGGTGATTAGCATCATTTACTGTTGGGTAAACCAGCAATTGTTGATCGGCATTGGTTCCACCTGGTGGCATTAACGCAACGGCACTACCACTAAGTCCGCCGTCTGGAATGTTAGTTTCATAAACAACACCACCCATTGGCAGTGTTAAATTGCCTGATGTACCATCGAAAGTCCAATTACCTAAGTGTGATTCTATAACAAAAGTTTTATCAGTAATGTTGGCAAAAATATCACTGTTTGATTTAATGAGAATGTCTGCATCTGTAGATTCAATTATAATATCTTCTGCACTAATTTTGTTGCCTAGGAATTCAAAATCTCCTAAATACGCTAAAGTGCTCTCTAATTTATATGCAGTTAAATTACCTTCTGTAGTAATAGAAGTATTCGAGTCATTGGTTAATGTAGGTTGTCCATTAATTGTTAATATATTACTATCTGTAATTCCTAATGCAACATTGCCTATGTAAATTGTATTATTTGTTACCCAAAGATTTGCCCATTGATTTGTAATATTACCTAGGGTATATACTCCATTTGCTGCTGGTATAATATTGCCTTCCCATCCACTTTGGCTATACGCAACGACATTGGCATTACTATAATTGGTTCCTATTCCAGTTGCACCAGTTGCACCATTAAATCCTGTAGCACCAGTTGCACCATCTAGTCCTGTAGCCCCTGTGGCTCCATTAAAACCTGTAGCTCCTGTACTGCCTGTTACCCCAGTTGCACCAGTTGCACCATCTAGTCCTGTAGCCCCTGTGGCTCCATTAAAACCTGTAGCTCCTGTACTGCCTGTTACCCCAGTTGCACCTGTAGCACCAGTTGCGCCTACAGAATCTATAATTCCAGTGAGTAAAGCACCATTGCCTAAGAAATAAGTTGCAGAAACATTACCACCAACACTTACTTTACCAGTACCTAGTGGGTCTAATACGATATCTTGATTAGCTTGAGACCCTGATATAGTTTGATTTACAATATTTAAATTGCCAATATTGACATTAGAATCGATATCATTGCTAATTTTATATCCGCCTGGGGTAACACCATCATGAACATACAAACTCCAATCTGTAGTGTCAACGGTAATTTCACCCTGTGCACCCACATAAGTAGAATTAACTGTGGTATTACCTCTTTTCCATTGTACTGTTTTACTCATTATATGTTCCCAAAGTCAAATATCGCACTGGTTACCCCATCACTTACTAACCCTAAATCTAAATTAGCAGGTGGAGGAACAGGATATGCAACACTACTTACAATTACCTGCCCGGCAGCTCCATAATTGTCATCAACATATGCTGCTACATTAGCAGATCCGTCATTTATTTTTACATTAAAAGTGTATCTTTCCCTATCTAGTTGGACCATGTCTAATTGCGATATAGTTACTGTGCCTAATCCTATACTAGCATTAACTACAGTTATATTACTACTTAAAACTGTGTTTGCATTAGTAAAAACATAATCATCTACAATGTTGAAGGTCATTGTATATGCTGCTACATTAACAGGCTTTTGATCGCTATTTAATACTTTAACTTTTAAGACATTGTCTATACCTTTGTATATTTGTAAGGGCTTTGTATACACTACTCTGTTCCTTTGCTTAATTTCAGGATCCAAATCAAATTGAACCAATACGACATTATCATATAAATAGCTTGTGATTTGTTGCATATGGTATTTAGCAAATTGCTAGTATCCATTTGCTCAACCAATAAATAATCTTGTGGATAATTATATTAAAACTTTATTAGACCAATACCCGTTTTTAAGCTTTGTAACTTATAGTACGAACGAATATATAGGTATAATTCAAAATCAAGACGATGTTATTACTAGCATTTATGACTTCGGTATGCTGAAAACAGAAGATCAAAAGAAAAGATTTCTGGCTTTGGCTGAAAGCTGGTGGTGGGAAAGTAATAGAATGATACCCATTAACCTTTTCCTTAAAGGCGATTGGGCTGAATTTAGACCTATTCTTAAAACATTAAATAGCAAAGATGTATGCTTGAAATACGGCCCAGCAGTGAGCCTGAAAGATACAGGCCATAAACGAAGCAAAAGAAGAAGTATTACTTTAGTTAGAAGAATGGTCTGATTCTTCCAGTAGATTCATATTTACTACCACTAAATGAGCATACCCAACACTATGACTATGCTTGAAATAATAACTATTGTCTGATGGTTTGATCCATATGGTCTTAGCAACCTCGTCCCAAGATTTGCCTATTAAATGACGCTTTGCAGGACGAATAACAGCTAAAAACATTGCCATTTTGTTGATGTTAGTTACTGCCTCAGGCATCGCAATTAATGTATCATAATGATTGCCTATATGTATTAGCCTGGAACAAAATTCTTTGTCATATAATTTATGCCAATTAGGCTCTTTACTGAGTAAACTATTTAAATGCTGTTCATCTTTTACTTGTTGATATAAATTTAAATTCAGAAAATCTAACTTGAAATACCCACGAGACTCAGCAACTTTATAGTCTAAATTGGCAGTATTTGTTATGGCATTGTATGGAATGTCCTGACAATATATGCCAGTATTATGTTGGCTTATTTTATCGTCATTTATAATAGCAGCATTTATATGTTTAATTTTACTTAAAATTTTTGTTCTATCTGCTAAATCTAGATCAATATCAGGCATTGTCGATTTCTTCCCAACTTGGTGCATAGTTACCAAAGTGCTGTACAGTTACGGCTGATGCTTTATTGGCAAACATTATAGCATTTTCTATGTTTGATGTTTGCAAATAATTTACCGAAAATGCTGCTAAAAATGTGTCTCCAGCACCACAAACATCTGTTATTTCTTGTTTGTGTACTTGGAAAGGTGAATACACTTGCTTACCATCATTATAGTATAATACATGATTACTGCCTCTAGTCACCACTAAATTTTTAGGTTTACTTGTGGTTTTTTGATATTCTAACTCATTTATTTTTACAAATACACGATCAGAATAAAATTGTTGAAGATCGGGTTTTTTAGTATCAATGAATACTAAACCATTAGACTCTTCAATAAGATAACAAATACTGGCATAGTCTAAAAACCCTTTATTGTAATCAGAAATTATTATAGCATCATAATTTTTTATACTAGTGGGCAACTGTCTATTCCAAACTGCTACAGGTGGGTCATAATCTATGCGCAAAAGTTTTTGATTAGTCTTTTCATCTACAATTCTTTTTTTATATATTTGTTCAGTACAAGTAACAAAGTCTGGATAAATTCCCAACATACGCAAATTTAAATTTACATTTGCTGCCATACCCTTTTTTTCATAAATTTTGGTATTTCTTACTACAGGTATAGGCGCTTCTTCACTTATTTTTATAACACGACAGAACTCATACCTGTCAATACAACTTTCCCCAATCAATAATACTTTGAATTTTATTAGTGGTTGAATATTGGTCGATTCTTTCATAAAATATTATCTCTTTACAGTATTCTTTGCCAATTATAGGCTTATCTTTGTAATCACTACCTTTAATCATTATGTCTGGTGCAAAGTCTTTAATCTTATTTGTTAGTTCTAAGTCTGAATCAAACACCTCTACTCTATCTACATACTTCAAACTTTGCAGTAAAAAAACCCGCTCATGTTCCCCATATACTGGTCTACTTTGCCCTTTTAGTTCCTTTATCCGCCTATCACTATCTATTAACACATACACAAAACTAAATGGAATTAGGCTAGCGAATTCCAATAACTTGACATGTCCCAGATGTAACATATCAAAACATCCATTTATAATAACCTTTTTCATTCAATGACACTTCTTAATAATTCAAGATTAGCGCAGGTATAGGATTGATATTGTGTTTTTAAATTGTTAGGCATAGGTATATATTTAATAGTAGCACCAGTTCTAGATGCAATTTGCTCAGCAATAGATCTAAAACTTCGGGGGTTCCCTGTTCCTACATTCCACACACCAGATATTTCTTTACTAAAAAATTTTGTTTGTATTTCTATTACCTGCTCTACTGGTATAAAATCTCGTAAATAATTTTCAGAATTTTCGAACAATACAATCTCGCGATTATGTATAGCTTGACTTAAAAACTTGTGATAAGGACTAGCTTGGTCACCTTTATGTTGTTCGTGTGGACCATACACATTGAAATATCTAAAACCTTGTGCTACTAAGTTTGGATATTTGTAAAGATTTTTTGCTACATATTGTTCAAATAAAAACTTACTCCATGCATACGCACTTTGTGGTTGAGGCATATCTGTTTCGCGAAAAGTTTTACTTGCACCATACACACTTGCACTGCTTGCGTATTGTAACTTGATATTACGCTTTCCGCATTCTTCAAATAACCAGCAACTGAACTCATAGTTTTGTAACATGACTTTATGAATGTCACGCTCAAGAGTATTAGTTATTGCTCCTAAATGAATAACTAATTCAACATTGTTTAAATCTGGCAGTGGTTCTCCCCACTCATACAATTTAATATTATGATGTGCTAGGGCACTTACAAAGTTTTGTCCTATAAATCCTTTATATCCTGTAACTAAAATATTCATGATTGATTATCACCAGGCAATACTCTATAATTATCTTCTTCACTGTCTTTTGTACTAACTTCAATTATTGTGCCTTCTTCCAAACAAAATAGTTGATGTGGGACCAATTGCAGATTTGTCCATGTCTGTCCGATCTCCAATGTTTGACCATATTGTTTAGCGTTTTTAGTATCTATCCATTTTAAAAAAAATTTACCTGACAGCACATACCAAGTTTCCGATTTTTCTGCATGAAAATGCATACTGAATTTTGATCCTTTAGTAAAGTTTAAAAACTTGGCACAATATTTGTCATTATCGGCCCATATAGTTTCGTTTCCCCAGGCTTTTTTTACAATTTTACTGGTCACTATAGTCCTGCTTCTTTAAGAATAAGTTTACACCATTCTGCATCTGCAACAAAGTCCTTAAATCGTTTACTCCAGTGGTCTGGATCGATACATGGCATTATGATATTGAGCTGTTCTTGATTGATGTCATTAAGCCATCTAATTCCACTGTCGCAATTATAAATAACCCAAGGGCTAATGCGTCCAGTTGATATGTGATGACATATGAGATTAGAAGCACCAAGCTTAAAATAATTACTGAAATTTTTTTCCAATTTTTCATTACTGTCTGCATATTCTTGCATCTCCTTTAATGCTCTTTCCATGGCATCTTGAGCAGGTTCTCGTTTTAAATACTCCAACAACCATGTGTTGTATAACTTTTCTTTGGTCCAGTGATCTAATTTATGATTATTTGACAATAACCAGTCAGTGAAACTTACAACATTGATAGCTCGTAAATCAACTAGATAGCGTCCATAACGAACAAAAGCAATATAAAAATTACTATTACAAAAGTCATAGTAGGCTTTAAATTTTGCGCTTCCTTGCGTTTTTTCATAAAATCTTAGATAAGCATTGAACCCTATCTGAACTCCTTGCTCATTTTGTTGATTGTGGCGGCGTTTAGGTTCACAAAGATGTGACAATAATGTGCTTTCTTTTGTATAGCTTTTTTTACAAAATTGGCAAGTAAAGTTCAATCTAATACCTTTTTAATCTCTTTGTCTGTCATGCCTAAACTAATTAAGTAATCTTTTAAGTCTTGTTCAGATGTAACATTGACCAGTGCTTCAATGTCTTTAGTTTTCATTTCTGGATATTGGGAAGCAAGTAACTTGTAAATTTTATTATTGCCTTCTTTTTTCTTACTTGGTTGCCAATAATGGCGTTGACTGCCCATATCTGGACTTACTGTAGTACATAATAGCCACTGCAATTTTTCATGTTTACCAAGATCAAAAAAATTAATATTGACTCTTTCGTTTGTGGCTCTTAAGTACCATTCTTGTAAATCTGGACCACCGTCCACATTTGCGCAATATTTCAGCATGATATATGTGCTAAACTTTTTACGCTCTGCTTCACTTAACTCATCAACAAAATTACGATTTTTTGTATCAAGTTGATACATTTCGTTTTTAATACTTAACTTATCCATGAGTCTTCAATAAATTATAAGTAGAAATCATTTGATCAACATAATCTCGTAATGTTGGATTTCTATCTGCCATTTCAAGTATTTCAAGGAAATTAGCATATGATAAATTATATTTCAATCCTTTCATAGGATCAATACGAACTGACATATTTTCATATACCAATGTGCGTTCTGTACTTTGCATTTCTCTAGCATAGACAGTTGTTCCCCCGTCAGGACTTTCATATATAGTATTATTATTTACATAAATGGTGTTCATGTTACCAACATTTATTATAATTTATAACTTCACTCTGTCTACTAATATCTTTTACAAAATAAACACATAATGGTTTTGCTCCAGTGGTTTCTAAAGGTATGGCCAATAACTGTCCTGGCTTTAGTTTAGGAAAATACCATTTTACATCTTGATAAATATCCACCACTTCTATAGGATAAAATGTGGGTCTGAAACTGCTAAGTGGGTTAAACCCAAATGCACTGAATCCTCTATCATTTAAACTAGTAAGTGGCACTACTTCTAGATCTCCTAAATCATGTTCGCCAATTAAAAGCTGCCAATCTATGGGCATTGTAATTTCATGAGGGCCTATACGCAATACTAAGGCTGGACTATTAAAACTTTCTAAAAAAATTAAAGGGATAAAAAAATAGTCTGGATCTTTAGGATCACTGTTGTCCAAAACACAAAATCTTACATCATCCACTTCCTCGGGTATACTTGTTAAATCATAAACTGTATTATCTAAAGTTAGCAATCGCATAAAAATTTCTCTAAGTTGTTATTATACTATATTTTTTTTCATAAAACAATACTATGTTTTGTGTTCATTACTGCCATTCTACTTTATCCACACTGAAAGGATAATTGGCGTCTTTGTAAAAAGCTTTGCGTTTGGTAAGATGTCGTTTGCTAAACTTA